ATATCACGATAATTTAACAATAATTCTTCATTTGCGTAAATATCTTGACTCGCTATTGCATAAATATCATCGCCAATTTTTATTGGCATAAGATTATTTTTATGTGAATGGTTAACAAATCTACCGCCTGGTGTTCGTTTTCCATCTAATCTACATGGGCAAACAACTTCCCACATTTTAAAACTTTTTGTTGCAAATAAACCATTACCTTCAATTTTTGACGGCCTAAGTTCTGTAAAAAACTCTTTTGGCATATCCATCAAATCATGCGTAATAGCTAATATTTTATCCATTTCTACTTGATTTAGCTTTATTTCTTTTAAAAAAAGTGCGTAATCGTCTTTTACTTCTTGAAGTTGTTTTGGCACGCGGTTAGACATTAACCCACATTCAGGGATAACATATAAGCGTTCTTCAATTGTGGCAATATCGGTGCAATTGTCGGGATTTTCATAAATATCAACCCAAACAAGTTCTTCTTCAAATACTTGCCCTACACGTTTAATACCTGCAGGCGCATCCATTTCAAGGGGCGCGGTTAGAAAATGAATTTCTTCATCAATGTTTACCGCAATAGATCCTTTTTCAAGCCTAACTTTGTATGGTGTTTTATGTTCAGCCCCAACAATTACTGTCCATGGTGGTGCAATCATTGTACGAATGTATTTGCCAGGCTCAAATGAGTGCAAGTATTGAACGTCCGCTTGAGGCATTTTTAATAGTTCTTCTTGCAAACGTTCTACTTTTTCACGTAAAGGTACGTGTACTTCAGGCATAAACCCTTTTCCGTAGGTGATAGTCATTTGCATATTAATTTGGAGTGCCTGTACCAGCAAAATAAGTACCCGTATTACTAGATAAATTGAGCGTGTAAGGTGTGGTAATTGCGCCGCCAAGGGGCATACTATTTCCCACTACACACAAGAAGTTACATCCAACAGAAGCAACAATTCCTTTAGCCCAACCATTATTAATAGAAGCGTTAGCAATATTGTTACCAATACTGCAATATGTTGAAGCATTACTTAAACTAATAAAGTTTGCGCTAGTGGCTGATTTTTGAAAACCTTGATTATTTGTAACAATAGTAGTTGGGCAGTTATTTATCACAATACCGTTTGTACTTGGATACATACAAAAATTATCTGTAATAATCATTTGACTAGAATCTTGGGCAGTAATACTAGTTGTAGCACCATATAATTGCATACCACTAACACGTATTCTAGCAGAAGAATAGCCAATAAAAACATTAATTGAGCTAGACGCTGCCCAACCGTTAATAATTTCACAAGCAGAATCAACGGCTAAAGAATTTATATCAAACCCAACTACACCGCCGTCGGCAGAACAACCCCTAAAATGAATGTCTGCGCCGTAACCAGCATCTACTAAAGATCCATCTACATAAAATCCTGACGTACAAAAATTAGCTTCGCAAGAATCCATGTATACGTCATTAATTCGATCACCATGTAAATAATAGCCGTAAGCAGTAGTAACGTAGCTAGAATGAGCAACAATACACTGTTGAACAAAAACAGACGCATTTTGCGTAGTTGTGCCATCAATATCTACACCAATTACAGGAGATACAGTACTTCCAACCGAAGCTAAATAACAACGGTTAATGTATACATCGGTGCATACAATCATTTTTACGGCTGTTGAATAATTGTTAATACGGCAATCATCAACTTTTGCTAAGAAACAACTATCTAATAGCAAACCAACGCAAGCGGTTGTAGCCCCAACAGCAAGGTACATTTCAACGCTATTTAATCTAAAATAGCCTACGTTGTATACACGAATACCGCCAACACCGTTTGTACCTATTAATTGAGTACCCCAAGGGCCACCAGAACCATAGTCATAAGGAGATAAACCTAAAGTAGTTCCTTGAATAGTTAAAGCTTGCGTTGTTACAGTAATTAAAGTTTTAATGTAATATTTTTTATTTAATAGTTGAACAATACCGCCTGCAGGAGATAAAGCATTGCAAGCCGCTTGAATAGCTACAGAATCGTCTGTCGAATTATCATTAGTAGTTCCCCACCATTCAGCATAAACAATAGGTGTTTGTGAGCCAATTTTTACCTCACCTGTACCTGTTACGTTAAATATTTTATAAGGTGGCGCTTGTAAAGCACCGTTTATTGTTAAAGTTACCCCTGTTGAAATACTAATTTGCACACCTTGTATTACAGAAATTTGTAGAGTACTTGGAATGGTCGTGTTTGCGGTAACAACAACATTTTTATTTAATACCAATTGCAAAGCTGTACTTCCAGCAGCAGTAATAAGCGTAGATAACTCAATACCAGAAGTTAAAACACCTCGAGGCGCGCCATTTAAATCAATATATCGTGATGATAAAGTTGTCATATTTGTTCCTTGTTAACTTATGTTATTTGGGACTTAGAAATAAGCAGTAACAATAATTACACCGCCAGCACCGTTCCCCGCAGCACCGCCTCCTACAGCACCGCCGCCACCTGAACCATAAGAAACTGCTGCAAAACCATTACCAAATCCTGTTCCACCACCTGAACCGCCACTACCAAAAGCAGATCCAGCGCCCATACCCCCATTAAAATATGGAGTACTAGCCCAACCAAAACCACCCGTTGCGCCAGTTGCATTTAAACTTCCGCCACTAGCGCTGCCGCCAGCACCGCCTGAAGCTGTGGCAGAACTTGAAGTTCCAGCCGTACCAGCATTTGCAACAAATAAAGATGAGCCAAAGGTAGTATTTCCACTAGCAGCACCGACAGCATAAGAATAGGTAGAAGATAAGCTAGTAATAATGCCCTCTAAATAACCGCCTGCGCCACCACCACCGCCAGCAGTTGTTCCAGTAGAACCGCCGCCATTACCCCCACCACCGACCATTTTGACAGTAACATATTTAGCATTTGTTGGTACTGTATAAGTTCCTGAACCGCTTGTATAAACAGTTATTTGAGGTGCTGAAATATTAGTTGCTATAGAAATACTGCCAACGCCGTTAGTTACTGCAATATTATTTCCTGCAGTTATAGTAGCAGCAGTATAGTTTGTACCATTACCAATTGGTATTTGTCCATTGGTGGGTGTAGTGGTAATCCCTGTACCGCCATTAGCCACTGGTAAAGCTGTTCCAGACAAAGTAATAGCTAAAGTTCCATTTGTTGTAATAGGGCTACCTGAAACAGATAAAAAAGCAGGCACTGTTGCAGCTACAGATGTAACTGAACCTGAACCTTTATTATTAAACGTATTCCAATCAGTGCTAGATAACCAGCCGTTAAAGCTAGTGCTTGATTGACGAATAGGTACAGTATTAACAACCCCACCGCTATCTTTAAAAAACAAATTTTTATCCGCTATGTTAATAGCAATTTCTGAACCTGTAGCGTTATTAGTTAAATTAGCAGCAAGCGGTACGGATGTAGCCGTACTACTTGCGTACAATAAAATAGGCGTAAAGTTTGTTTGTGCCATTATTTAATCTTATTGAGTAAATTCAACAATATCACCAACAATTAATCCACTAACAAAAGTAATAGTTGTTGCATTTGTTTCAGTGTAATTTAAAGTAATTATTTGTTTTGAGCCATTTACATATACATTTAAAGAATTTGAACCAATTAAATATGTAAAAGGCACTGTAAATATTGTTTGACCTTGTGTAGCCGTAACGTAACCTTCTGATCCCGCAGATGGAATACCTTGTAAATTATCGTATGTACCAATTAATACATCATTTGTATCTTTTAGTACAAATTTATACGATACATTAGATAACCAAATTTCACCGCTATCAGATATTCTACCTGCCGCATTTAAAATAATTGGATTAGATTGTGCAGTATTACCAGTTGCAGTTGTATATGTAACTGCGGGAGTAGTTGTGCCAGCTAAATAGGTATATAACTTGCCACCCGTTAGTACATTACCACTATTATCAAAAAATTGCGCGGCGGCGCCGCCTACAGGTGAAAGATTAACAGCCATAAAAAGCTCCTAAATTTAAACTAATTCTATTATGTTTTATTATGCTTGTCATTTAAAAATTGCCCCCGCCAATACCGCCTGTAGAAGTCAAAATATTGCCGTCAAATAATAACTTGTTTGATTGAGCCATTATACTAGCAGATGACGCATAAAAAATTTGATTAATACCAAAAGTTGATAAATTTGTACCTCCTCTAGCCGTAACTAATGTACCGCTAGTAATTTGATTAGCGTTAATTGCAATTGACGTGTTAGACGCTGCCGTTAAAACACCGTATTGATTAACCGTAAAAATACCAACTTCGGTTGCTGAACCATATGTGCCAGGCGTTACAGTAGAAGTACCAATCGCTAACGTAACCGTACCTGTGCCGTATGTAACGGTAATACCGTTACCTACTAATTCCGTTGGTTCAAAAACATTACTAGCATTACCAATGATAAGTTGATGTTCACCAATCGTATCTAACCCAGTACCGCCCTTATCTGTGGGAACTACGCCAGTACCTGTAAAGCCATAGCTGTTCCAAAAGAATCGATACCATTCAGTTGTCATGGTGTTACCACCCTCATAGATAAGTGGAACTTTAGATGAGGGCAAAAGCGTTATATTAGCCATTTGTATTTGTGCCGCTAAGGAATAGTTCAGCCCCCACAATAACAATTTTGTTAGGGTCAGTACCCGATACTTCATAAATACGGTCACGCAGCTTTGTTGTCATTCCTAAACGACGCCAAATGGCTCTACGACCATATTCACCAATTTTACCCATTGAAATCCAAAATTCATTTGACCAAGTGTGTCCACCATCATCTGACCAACGAAGCATGACTTGTGGATCTTCACCTTGACCTGAGTTTAACCCTATGCCAACCTCGCAATTTAACTGTAAAGTATGTTGAGCCGTACGTTTTAGATTATTCTGATTCGGTGGTATGGGGCGCCAAGAACGTACCCACTTTTGTGTTTGATCGTTATCTGCGTAGACATCTAAGTCCAAAGCGTAAATGTTGCCATTTTCAAAATCACCAACAATGGTTTGACTATTAAAGTTCATTTGACATTGACCACGATGGCGTGTAAATGAACCGTTGTTCCATCCAGCACGTTCATGCCAAGCGT